CTATGGCTGGTCAGTTTATGCAAAGGGTATCAGAAATACTCGACAAAGAAAATGTAGAGTACGAGAAACCCGTTCTTGCAGAACTTATCATTAAACACTTTCCAGACTTTCGTAGAGTCCTAAATGAATTACAACGATATTCATTATCTGGTATTATTGACTCTGGTATATTGGTTACACTTTCCGAAGTATCTATCCAAGACCTTATGTCAGCAATGAAAGCCAAGGACTTCAAAAAGATGCGTCAGTGGGTTACCGATAACATAGACGTAGAGCCTGCTGCTATGTTTAGGAAAATTTATGATAATATGTACGATTATATCGAACCAGCAAGTATCCCACAAGTCGTGCTAATACTTGCAGATTATCAATACAAGAACAGTTTTGTGGCAGATCACGAACTCAATATGGTTGCTTGTTGCACCGAAATCATGGCTGGAGTGAGGTTTAAGTGAGTCCATTTGAATATATAAACGATATTACCTATAACAAGAAAGGTATTATGGTTGACGATATTTCCGAAAAGGATTATAACGCCTTTATAATTAACCGTGGTTTATCCATGTACCAAGATACAATTTTATTTGCAAATGAAATGAATAAGTATCATCACTTGGATGCCCGTCTTCAGTACGATTTTTTTATAAATATAATTAAGAAAAGAAAAAGATGGTCCAAGTGGATTAAACCACAAGACATCGACAACTTGGAATTAATTAAAGAATATTATGGTTACAGTAATGAAAAGGCTAAATCTGTATTACCATTATTTAGTAATGAAGAACTTGAAATATTGAAACAAAGGATTTATAAAGGTGGAAAACGAAAATATTGAAATTCACGATTGGTCTCCGGCTAAAATGCTTGAGGTATCCCTTAACGAACCGGACGACTTTCTAAAAATCAGAGAAACACTTACACGAATAGGTGTTGCCTCTCGCAAAGATCAAAAGCTATATCAGTCCTGCCACATTCTACACAAACAGGGCAGATATTTTATAGTACACTTTAAGGAATTATTCTTACTAGATGGGAAACCATCCAATCTGGTACAGAATGATATTGAGAGAAGGAACACAATTGCTACTCTCTTAGCGGATTGGGGACTGGTTTCAATTGTAACACCAGCAAATGCTCAACCGTTGGCTCCATTGAGACAAATAAAGGTTATTCCTTTTAAAGAAAAAAATCAATGGGAATTGTGTCCAAAATATAATATAGGAAACTCACAAACTAAAGAGTAAACCTGTATAAATAAATGTAGAGATGCCGAGGGTTCGGGTCTCGTTTAACCTTGCTATTTATAGGAGGACATAAAAATGGTAAGAAATACTTTGAACGTTCCGCGTTCACTCTTCGTTGGTTTTGACACACTCTTTGAGGATCTCGAAAGAATCCACCAAAGTGCTAGGTCAGGAACTGATAACTACCCACCACACAATGTAGTAAAAGTCGATGAGGAAAAATTCCTGATCGAACTCGCTGTGGCAGGTTTCACTAAAGATGATATAGATGTCGAGCTTAAAGATGGCATTCTAAAAGTCAAAGGTGAAGTTGGAAAAGATGAGCGTGATTACGCATATAAGGGCATTTCATCTCGCAAATTTGAGAAGAGCTTCCGACTCTCAGAATTTGTCGTAATTGATGGTGCTGATCTGGAGGATGGAATACTAGTGGTGTATGCCAGAGTAGAACTTCCTGAAGAAAAGCGTCCTAGGAAGATCGATATAGGGTCTGCTGGGGCATCAAAGAAAAAATCTTTTTTGAAAGGCTAGTATCAGCGAACACCCAGTAGATAAGTACTAAACTTTTTTACTGGAGAAACAACTCATGATGGACATTATAAAAATGTTTATGAAATATGATGATGTAAGAGAGACCCTAGAAATGGTAATTATAACGGTAGTCACAATAGGGCTAGCGCCAATGACCATCTATCTGGCAAATCTCTCATTCTGATTAATTCATGCGGGGGTAAGAAATTACCCCCAACCTTTTTGTCAAAAAAGTGTTGACAAATCGTGCAAAATGTGATACAATATACATATTATTATTAAAAAGGTGACCTATTCGGTATGAAATTTTACACTAATGTAACTCGTTATGGCAACAT